ACCATACTACGATGATTTTGATGAGACAAAGAACTACCATAGAATTCTTTTCCGTCCTGGTCTGGCTGTACAAGCACGCGAACTCACACAGATGCAGACTATTTTGCAAAATCAGATTGATCGTTTTGCAGAACATATTTTTAGAGAAGGTACGAAGGTTCGTGGGTTTGAAATGACTTACGATCAAGAATATTATTATGTTAAAATTAGAGATAATAATAGCACTGGAAGTAGCGTAAGTCTTTCAAATTTGTTAAACAAAACATTAAAAGGTTCTGTTTCTGGCGTTCAGGCTATAGTTTTGAATACTGCTGCTGGGTCAGAAGCAAATACACCAAATTTCAAAACGCTTTTCGTAAAATATACTGCTGCAAATACTAGCGGCGCAAAATTCTTTGCTAATAACGAAATTTTAACAGCAACTGATGGTTCTGGGTTAAGTTGTAATACAATCACTGCTGCTCTTGGCGGAGCAACTGGTGCTGGTGTTGCAGTCAAATTTAATTCAGGCATAGTTTATGCTAAAGACCATTTCATTAGGGTTCCAGAACAAACTGTTGTTATATCAAAATATTCTAGATATCCTTCTGCTCGTGTTGGTTTCGATATTACAGAATCAATTATCACAGAAGTAACCGACACAACATTGTTAGATCCAGCACAAGGCTCATATAATTATGCTGCTCCTGGCGCTGCAAGATTAAAACTTGAAGTAAATATTATCTCACAGAATTTGACTTCTACAGTATCAAATACATTTACTGAATTGATGCAGGTTAAAAATGGCGTTGTTCAGTCTATTAGCAATCGTACACAGTATGCGCAAATTCGTGATTATATGGCTGCGCGAACATACGACGAATCTGGCGATTATATTGTTAAGGGTATGGGGATTCGAATTCAAGAACACCTAAAATCTGGTAATAATGGCGGATTTTATACTGCTGCAGAAGGTGGTGATAGCACTAAATTGGTTGCTACTGTTGAACCAGGTAAAGCATATGCTAAGGGATATGATTCGGAATTTATCGTTTCACAACGTATAGATATCGATAAGGCAACTAACTACGAATCTATTGAATCTGCTGTTGCTCTTGCACAATATGGAAATTACGTTATTGTCGATAATGTAAGCGGATCGTTTGATCTTGATGGTCAAACTACAGTTTCTTTGCGCGACACACAAGCCAATTCAGTATCAACAACGACATATTCTACAACTACATTTCCAGGAACACATATTGGTCGTGCTAGAGTAAAAGGATTCGAATATTATTCTGGCACTCCTGGTGCACCAAACGCAAAATGGAAAATTTATCTTTCAGACATTCAGATGAATGCTGGTAAGAGTTTTGCAAACGTACAGTTCATTGGTTATAATGCTGGTTCGGGTCAGGCAAATGGTCATGCTGATATCGAACTATCAAATGGATATAATGCGAACGTAAAAGACCCATCATTTAATCGCTCTATTTTCCGCTTACCATCTAGTTCTATTAAAACTTTGAGAGATACTGGTGGAAGCATTGATAATACGTTTAAGTTCTATAAGTCTTATAATATCACTTTCAATACTTCTGGTCAAGCAACTATCAACACAACCGATTCATCTGAAACATTTGATGGTTCAGGGGCATTAAACAGTGATGCTATTCGATCAGATTTTTATGTTGTTGCTCGCGGTACAGCAAATACATCTCCTTTGTCTGGTACCATTTCTTTGTCTGGAAATACAGTAACAGGCACGAGCACAGCATTTACTGCAGAATTGAATGTTGGGGATGTTATTTCTACTACTGGTAGTGATTCTTTTGTTGTTAGTGAAGTTTCGTCAAGCAGTTCTGCTAAAGTTCTTGGTTCAGGTCATAGTGCAACTGGAGCATACCATAAGCGGATTATCCAAGGTCAGGTTCTTGATCTTGCTGGTCTTGGTGGTGCTGGCTCTCGTGGCATCACGATTTCTGGCACTCCTTCAACAACAGCTGTTTTTGATATCAACGAAAACCTTTCAACAACTCTAAACGCCAAAGTTATTGCACAACATAATAAAGTTGATGGGCAAGAAGCATCAAAAACAGTTGTTCGTAATAGAATAGTACAAATTAACACTAGCAGCCATTCTGCTGCGCTTACTGGTCCATGGACTCTTGGTCTATCAGATGGATTCAAACTAGTTTCAGTCAGAAAGAAAAATGGTGGAGTATTTGCGTCAACCTCAGAAGGTTCTGATGTGACACAATATTTCACTTTAGATTCTGGCGCAACAGATAATTATTACGATCACGCAAAACTCGTAATGAAATCTGGATACAGCCTTTCTTCTGGTGATTATCTACTAGTTACTTTTGATCATTTCACTCACAGCTATAATTCTGATTGTAACTATTTTACTGTAGATTCATATCCTGTTGATGATGCTACAGCTGGTACTGATTCATCTAAAATCTACACATACGAAATTCCAATTCATATTTCTAAAATCACTGGATCTGGATTTGATCTAAGAAATTGCATTGATTTCAGACCACGAATCAGCGACACAGCAACATCCACATCAACAATCGGAACGGTAAGTACAAATCCAGCTACATCAACTTCTGTTGATACTCCAACTGGAGGATTGAGGTTTTCTCCTCCAAATCAAAATTTCAGTGCAGATTTAGATTATTACCTTTCTCGTCGTGATGTGATTTCTTTATCAAGAGAAGGTACATTTATTGTAACCAAAGGAACTGCATCATTAAAACCTGATACTCCAAACGTCAATGAAGATATGATGCCATTAGCGTCTATCACATTAGCGCCATATCCATCTCTTCCATTTGAACAAGCTAGAAGAGCAAATAGACCAGACCTATCAAACGTCTTGAAATTGGCAAAAAACAAACGATATACGATGAAAGATATCGGTCAAATAGCTTCTCGAATCGACCGACTAGAATATCAGGCTTCACTAAATTCTATCGAAGCCGATACTAAAAATTTATCTATTTTAGATGAAAACGGTTTGGATAGATTCAAGAATGGATTTTTCGCAGATAATTTCACAGGTCATGGTATTGGTAATGTTCATGATTTAGATTATAAAATATCTATCGATACTAAAAAAGGTGAAATGCGTCCTCTGTTTGAACTAGAAAACACTGAATTGTTTTATGACGCAAGCAGATCTCAAAATATGGTTAGAACTAATGTGACAACTTCTGGTGTTTCGAGAGATCAGAGAGTTACTGTTAGCATTAGTAGTGGTTCTTTTGTTGTGGGCGAAACTGTTACCTCAGGTTCGACTACAGCTATAATCAGAAAGATTGGTCCAGGAACTTCATCAAGAAGACTTTATGTTGAAGATGCTACTGGTAATTTTGTTGTTTCTGCCAGCATTACTGGGGCTGGCGGCGCTTCTGGAACTATTTCAGAAGTTGTTGCAACAACTCCTGGTGAACTATTAACACTACCATATTCTCATAAAGTCCTTGTTGATCAACCATATGCAACAACAACAAGAAATTGTGCTGGCACTTTTTGGAGTTTTAGGGGTCAGTTAGAATTGAGCCCAGATTCTGATTATTGGTATGATACTCAAGAAAGACCAGACGTCAATATTAATATTGATATGAATACCGATAACTGGTTATTTCTAGCAAACAGCTGGCAGACCGATTGGACTGCTTGGGAAACTAGTTGGACTGGACAACCAAGTCTAGTTAGTAGCACTGAAACTCCAGTCGGACCACAAAGATTCATAGGTACAGGATCGACTGGCCCTACCCAGATCGATGGGTCGAGTTGGTTTCAGCAAACTGATTTTTTTGATATCGAACAAACATTCATAACAGAAAATATATTTTCGACACCAATTACTCAAATCCGTTCTGGAACTAGAGATGTTGTTTCTGTCGTAGAAGAAAGACAATCATATGGCAATTTTGTTCGAGATGTAAATATCAATCCATTTATGCGCCAAAGATTAATCTTTGGTAAACTATCTGGTATGAAACCCTCTAGTCGTTTGTTTGGGTTTTTTGATAGTGTTGATGTTAACAAATACATTACACCACTAACTTCAAGCGAATATAATTCTAGATTAAAGACCTCTAGTGGTGCGCCAGTATCGCCTGCATCTACTGTAAATGATCAGCTATTATCTGATTCAAACGGTGATGCATATTTCGTTTTTGAACTACCGAACAACAGAGAAATTAAGTTTAGAACAGGAACTAAACGAATGAGATTCTCTGATAGTCCTACCAATGAATCGGTTATAGGTCGTGTCACTACTTCAGCAGAAACAGAATACACATCAGAAGGTCTCACTATTGGTCAATCTGAACTAAGCGTAACAACAAGAAGACCTGTTATCGGACAAGTTTCTTTATCAGATACTCAACACAGTTCCTTTACCACGACAAACATAACATCTGAAACAAGAATTGTAGGATCATTTGAAATGACGCGCGCATGGGAAATGCCAGACCCCATAGCACAATCATTCTTAATTGCTGGAAGATTGGTTTCGCCTAATAGTACAACTAGTGGCGTGTATTTAACTAAAATCGATCTTTTCTTTGCTACTAAACATCCTAGACTCGGTATTACAATAGAATTGCGTGAACTTGATCCTTTAACAAGCCATATTACAAACAAAGTTGTTCCGTTCTCTAGAGTAACACTTTCATCGAGTAGTGTTAACGTCTCAACTGATGGTAGTGCAGCAACTCCAGTGTATTTCCATTCACCAATCTACATAAAAGATGGTTCTGAATATGCTGTTGTTACTATTCCCGATGCTGTAAATCCAAATTATTCTGTATTTACAGCAGTTCTTGGTGATAGAGATTTGATCAGTGGCGCTAGAGTCACTTCACAACCAGCAACAGGATTCATGTGGACTTCTGCTAATGATAGAACATGGGTTCCTGTTGAAGAAGAAGATATGAAGTTTACTGCATACTATGCAGAATTTGATAAATCTGCTTCTAGTTATGCTGTCATGAGAAATGAACCTCGAGACATTATGGTTATTACTGATCAAACTGGAGGTTTGTTGAGACGCCCAGGTGAAGTAATTCATGGCGAGACTCTACTAACAGGAACATTTGCCAATACAGTCCTTTTTGCCGCCAATGTTGCTTCTAGTAATTGTTTTGTACAAGGCATGACTTCAGGCGCTACTGGTACTGTAACATCATTTGGCGCTTCGGCAGTTAGCGTAAGAAACGTATCGACTGGTGCTAAATTTGCTGGCGGTGAAGCAGTTCGTTTCCGTCTTGGGGCAAACGCAACACATTCACCTATCAGTGGTAACTCAACTGGTGGTATTACTGCAGCAACGACTCCTGTTGGTAGAATGATTCAGCGCGATACAGTAAACTATGCTAATACAAGATTGTATGTTGGTAACACTTCTTATGTGAATAGTGGTGCTGCTTGCACAAGCAATAGAATGTTTAAATCTGGTATGTGGATTAAGGGTCAAGCGAATAGTTATCAGGCATTGATATCTTCTCTTGTTAACATAAAAGCCGACGACTTATATGTTCAGACTCAAATGATATTGCCATCAAATACAAACATTACGGCTGATATGAAGATGGCTACTAGCACGAGTGCTCGCGACTCTTCATATACTGCTATCAACATCAATCGTAGTAATATCTTTAGAACTCCAAGGTATATACTAAGTCGCAGCGTTGAGTCTAATACTTCTGCTTCAAGTGCTACTATGGCATCTCTTGGTTCTATAGAAATTAAATATACATATGATTGCAAAAATATCCTTGCTTCTCCTGCGATTGATCTCAAGAGGATTTCAACAACAACTAGAAATAATCTCCTAAGCACTAACGCATCGATTGGTACCTCAGAAGATTGGGTAACAAATGGTGGCGATTCATCTAGTAGGTATATTTCTAGAACCATCAACCTTGCTGATGGTCAAGATGCTGAAGACGTCAGAGTCTATTTGACTGGATACAAACCTTCTGGTTCTGACATTCATGTATATGCTAAAGTTCTTCATGCAGAGGATAGCGATACACTAGCAGACGCTAAGTGGATTCCTATGGCTAGAAATACGGACGAAGGTTTTACTGCTACTGCTGTTTATTCTTCTTCTGAAAACAGAAACGACTTCAAAGAGTTTGTGTTTGATATGCCTTCATTCAACTCTACATATGGTGCTGGTGCTAACACAAGCAATGATAATGTTGTTGAATATAGGAATACGTCTGGTGCAAGATTCGTTGGTTTCAAACGATTTGCCATTAAGGTCGTGTTAACTGGCAGTAACTCTACTAATCCCCCACGCGTTAGAGATTTGAGGGCAATAGCGTTACAACGATGAGTATAGTGAAAGTAAAAGGCGAATCTAGTGTAGTTAAAGATCAAACGAATCAAGCTGTTCTAACTACGAACAGCTTGGCTCTACAAAACTATAAAAACGCAAGAGAATTGCGCAGAAAAGAAAAACAACAAATAAAAGAATCGTTTGATGATATAAATACCATGAAGGAAGAAATAAACGACATCAAATCAATGATGCAACAAATTTTACAGAAGTTAGGATAAAGAAATGGCAGCTATAGCTAATGTTGCGCTCACAAATACTTTTGATTCCTGGCGCACAAGATCTAACCAGTCTTTTACGCGATTGAATCAGTTTGCTATCAACGAGTCATCGCTTTATGCTAATACTCTGACTGCAAATGTTGCTTTCGTTTCTAAAGGTCTTGCTACTATGCAAGGCAAAGCACTCGTAGGAACAAACCTTGTAGTAACAGCAAACACAACAACAAATAAACTAACAGTCACTTCAAATCTTGCTGCTTCAGGAAACGTTCAGCTTGGTGATGCTTCTACTGATATTGTAAACATTAAAGGTAAAGGTAACACGTTTGCTTCGTTTATTGTTGGTAAGAATCTGACTGTTTCTGGCAACACAACTATTGGTCCGCTAACATCATATGCTTCGGCAAACGTAGTTGTTTCTAGTTCAACAGCAAATCCTCTTGTTCGAATCGATCAAAGCGGAACTGGCGCTGCGCTGTATATTTCTACAGGCAAACTGGGCGTTGGCGTCGTCAATCCAACTTATCCAATCGACACAACAGGCATTATTCGTACAACATCAACTTCTGGTATCTATTCTAATCAGTTGTTGCTACAGCACGACGGAACCAATGGTTATGTTCGCCCAATGAATAGTGGCGGCGGATTGTATCTTGGTTCGAATAATCAGAATAGAATTACTATTTCTTCTGCTGGTCTTACTACAGTAACAAATTCACTCACTGTTGGTAAGAATCTTATTGTTCAGGGAAACACAACTCTTGGTGATTCGGCTGCAGATACAATTACTGTCACTGGCGGCGTAACACTCAATCAGTCTCTTTCAATTGGTCAGAATTTAACAGTTTCTGGCAATACTACTCTAGGAAACTCATCTTCCGCAGATAAAGTAACAATCACTGGCGGTGTAACACTCAATCAGTCTCTTTCTGTTAGTAAGAATCTAATTATTAGCGGAAACAGTTCTTTTTCAGGAACTAGTTCTTTTTCAGGAACTATTAATTCAGCTGGTGCAAACATTCTTAGCCAGACATTAACTGATGGCGCCACAATCACATGGGATACTGCTCTCGGTCAGATTGCTACAGTAACTCTAGGCGGAAATCGTACTATGGCAGCACCAACTAATCTGAAGGTCGGCACATATATTCTTCGCGTTTATCAGGATGCTACTGGCAGTAGAACATTAACTTGGAATTCTGTGTTCAAGTGGACTGCAGCAGTTGCGCCAGTTCTAACAACTACTGGTTCAAGATTAGATGTATTTTCATTCTATTCAGACGGCACGAATCTGTATGGTTCCTATCTACCAGATATGAGGTAACATGTTCGCAGCATTTCTACCAAGACCAACTAAAGTTGTAACTATTAGCGGCGCTACGAATGACGTCAATCTATACACGCAAGCAGGAAGCCCTGGATATCCTTTGAATCTACTTTGTTTTGTTAACGCAACAGTTGGTTCTACTTCAGTTTCAAATCCTGCGTTCAGAACAGGTACTGGCTGGACGCCTGGATCATTCGTTTACATTGACAACAATTCAACGATCACTGGTACTACTGGCGCAAACGGAACTGCTGGTAATCCAGGAAATGCTGGTACTCCAGGAAATGCTGGTGCACAAGGAACTATAGGCAATCCAGGAAATGCTGGTAGCACAGGCGCTGCTGGTAATCCAGGAAATGCTGGTTCGCAGGGTGCTGGCGGCGCTGGCGGACCGTATCGGACTTCTGGAAGTGCTGGCGGCACTGGCGGCAATGGTGGTCCAGGAAACAATGGTCAACCAGGCGGTCCAGGAAATGCTGGCGGTCCAGGAAACAATGGTCAACCAGGAAATGCTGGCGGCACTGGTGGTA